ATGCTTATAAGACAGATAAACTAACGGGCGATGTATTGCCGATTATTATAGATAAGTATAATCACTATATAGATGCAATACGATATGGCCTTGCACCAATTATTAAAAACAAAGTTAAAGCAAAAATTATTAAGAAACCAGCACAATTGCAATTGAGAAAACGCTAAAATAGTGTATAATACTAAAAAAGGACAACAACAATGGCTAATACACCAGACATTAAATTACAAGAGATAGAAGACTTACAAGCAACTGCTAAAGTTTGCCAAGATTTTTATATGGGATACGATAGCGTAGCAAAAGAAACATACCTCCCAAAACTTGCGAACGAGAGCAACACTTCTTACACTGCAAGACTTGCTACAACACCTTTTACAAATTTTGTAGCACCAGTCGTTGATGGTATAGCAGGTATAGTAACTAAGAGACCACCAACAATTACAGATATAGATAGAGATACATATTTTTTAAATAATATAGATATGCAAGGTAACAATTTAGAAAGCTTTGCCAAAGAATGCTTAACTTCATCTTTACTAAATGGAGTTAGTTTCATAGTTGCATTATCCACAGAAAGCAAAGACAGAATATATCTTAAGCATATGCAATTTAAAAATCTAATTAGCTATAAAATAAAAGAGAATAAGCTAATACAAGTTGTATTTAAAGATGAGGTTTATGTTGAAAAAGGAGAGTTTGGAAGTGAGCTACAAGTTAGATATTTAGTTTTTAAAGCTGGAGAGGGTGGAAGTGTTTGGTATGCCAATAAGAATGGAGGCGAATTAGTTAAACAAAGCGATTGGACAAATACATTGAAAGATATACCTATTGTTATTATAAGCACTGGCAAGGGTAATAATAGATTATTTCAAACCCCTAAATTTTACGACATAGCAAGACTTAATCAAGTGCATTTAGGCATTAAAAGCCTAATAAGCAATATGATGGATATTGTGGGAAACCCTATAATTTCTCTCTTTGGTTATAGTAAAGAGGGCGATGAGGGAGTAACAATAAGCTATACAGATGCTTTATTATTTGATGATAAATCAACGCAGGGAGTAACAATCACAGAAGCGAACGGCAATGGTATCAATTTACTAAAAACACAAGCAGACGATATTGCAAAAGACATAAGCGAGCTAACATTTACTTTGCTAAGCAATAGTGCAAATACACGAATAGAAGCAGAAGCTAATACTAACAGGAATAGCTCATATGTAAGCGACATAGCAAACGAGATTGAGCAAGCTATAAATACAATAATTGGCTTTGCAGGAGAGCTAAGTAATAAACCTCTTCCTAAAAAGGCTTATATTAGCTACCAAAAAGATTTCACAAGCTATATTATAGATCTAAAGATAGCAAAAGACCTACTAAACGCAGACAAGATGAGCTTAGAGACTTTTTATAGCATTTTAAAAACAGGCGAGCTTCCAAGCAATTTTAATGCAAAAGACGAAGCGGATAGGCTACAATAATAATAAATGAAACAAGAAATAGATAAACACATTACACAAGAGATATACTTTGAGCTACAAAAAGACAAGAGCAAGACAAATAGTTTATATAATGCCTCATTACTACTAATAGCAAACGATTTAGCAAATGGTAAGACTTTGGGACATGTTAAGAGATTTATTAAGAGCTTAAGATTTAAAAAAACGATTAAGCGGGACCTGTTAAAAATAATAGATACACATGCACAAATAATTACTAACAAAGAGCTAACAAGTAAAGATATTATAAATAAATCATCTACCAACAATTTAACCTTTAACGAACATATACAGCAACGAGCAAATAGTATTAAAGCAAATTTACTAACAGCAAGTGTTGTAATAGCAGATAAACTTGCAGAAGACACGAACATGTCAGAAACAATTACAGGATTTAAAGATAGACAAAAAAAGAGCCAAGACGGCTTTATAAAAACACAAGCTAAAAGAGCAAGAGAGTATCTATACAAGTTTAATGACACCTTAGCAGGTAATAGGGTAAGGGGCTGGATAAGCTTAGCAATATTAGACAATAGAACAAGCCCTATATGTTTAAGTTTGCACAATAAGTTTTATAGTGCAAAAGAGTATAGTAGCAGATTTGATTTGCCCTACCAAATACCAAGACATCCACATTGCAGAAGTCAGATTATTACCGTTATGCATGGCACAAATATAACCAATTACAAGGGCTTAAAGCTACAAACATTTTTTAAGAATAATCCCAAAATGGCAAAGGACATCTTAGGCAAAAAGAAGTATAAGATATTTAAAACAGGTAATGCAAAGATAGAACGCTTTATAGATATACGAGGTAGGCTATTTACAAACAAAGAGCTTATAAAGCGATTAGGTATTAAAAGCCAAACAAGATTAGACAAAATCAACAGCAAGGAGTAAGTATGTAGGAATTTATGGACTTAAATATAATACACAAGAAAATAATACAAAGTTAAAAAAATATTTACACAAAGGACTAAAAAATGAACGAAAAACTAAAAGAATTATTAGAGGAAATAGCAAAATTAGAAGTAGAAAACAAAGCAAAGCTTGAGGAGTTAGCAAAAGCAATAGTTAATGCAGGCGACCAAGAGATACAAAAATTAGAGGGCGTAAAAAATGATGCTATCAAAACCAGAGATAAGGTTAAAGTAGAGCTTAAAGATATAGCAAACAAATTAGGCGTTGATGTTAATGTAGAAAATGTTAGAGATGCCATAGATAAAATCAAAGGCAGTAAGGACATCAAAGAAACAGAAGCTCTTGCAATTAAAGATAAGGAAATAGAAAAACTTAAAAATGACCTACAAGTAAAAGCACAAGAGGTAGAGAGCGTAGCTAACCAATACTCTACACAGCTTAAAAATGTAATTATGGAAAAAGACATAACAAAGGCTCTAATAGACAATAAAGCACATAATGATATGGCACACTATATAATTGCCGATATTAAACAAAAAGCCCATTTAGAAAACGATAAAATAGTTTTTAAAAATGATGATGGCACAACTATTAGAATTGATGGCAAAGATGCAAGCATTGATGATATGATTAAGCAACTAAAAGAAAAAGATGAATATGGTAGGTTATTTGATAAGCAAGTGCAAGCCAGTGGAACAGGTGGAAGTGGCAAGAGCGATGGACAAGACAATGTAGCATTAGATGCTCCAAAGGCTTTTTAAGGTTAAAGCTAAAATATAGGTATTCCTATACGGGACAAAACCTACCTAATCCCTTTATTTAAGCCAAATGTGCTTTTTAAGGTTAGGCAGGTTATATAAAAATAATTTGTGCTATAATACTAATATGTTTATGGACTTAGACTATTGCTTATATGGATATATAAATAGCAAATAAAAATCAACCAAAAATTAAAATTTAAAAAAAGGAAAAAACAATGGCAGATTTAAAAGATGTCTTACAAGACAATAGATGGAGTAGTGCAAGCTTGCAACAATCAACAGCAGTTAAAAAGCTTATACAGGGTGGTATTATTGCACCAGTTAGAGGAGCAGTAAAACAAGTTATTGATGGTTTAGATAGCGACAATATGCAATCTAAAATTACAGCAGGTATCATAATGAGAACTTTTGCAGAGCCTGACAATATGGATGCAAGCGATGATGAAATCAAATCGCACGGAGCATCTCAAAACGAGTTTGATATAAAAACTTTCTACCAAGCACACGCAGAAATAGAGAGAAGTATTCAAGAAGATATTATGCCTATGTCAGTAGCAGATGCTAAACTACACTTAATCAATGTGTATGGTGAATACTGGGCAGAACATTGGAATAACCTTGTGGCTTACACAATCAAAGGTATGACAGATATATCAGATATAAATGCAGGCACAGATGGAAGTAAAAACTTCTCAAAACAAATGGTATTAGATGTTAGAAAACAAAAAGGCGACAGAGGCTTTGGCAGATTAGGTAAATTCTATATGAACTCTACCACTTTGCATGACATTCTAACCAAACAAGAGGCAGGAACTATCGCACAAGGCACAATCGTAGAAACTTATGGATTTACTACAATAGAAGTAAATGGAGTTGCTACACAAGTGCAAGATGTAGAGCCTACATTCAAATTTAATGGCGTAACACCTATTGAAGTTGATGATGCTTTAAGCGATGGACTTATTGCAGTATTAGATAAAGCATCTTTTTTGATAGGCGAAAGAGCAATGAAAAACCCTTTTGAGATAGCACGAAATGCCAAAAGTGGTAAAGGTAGTGGTGTTAGTGAGTTGATCACACGAAAAACTTTTATACTACACCCAGCAGGCTTCAATTTTGTAGGCACATTAGGCACAGACTTTGCATCTAAAAGTGGCGTTAGCTATGCAGAATTAGAGGTAGGTGGTTTGTATGATATAGCTACTGACCCAAAACAATGTGGTGTATCTATACTAAAAGTAAAAATAGGATAGGAGACAAACAATGGACAAGATAACAAACCTAATAGAAAAAGCAAAAGCAACCATAGGCAACGAAACAGTTAGTGATACAGACAAAAACAAGCTACAAACC